CATCCAAATTGGAATTCCTTGTGCTACATAGCTAACACTTCTAGATTTTGGAGCAAGTGTTGATACGTCTAATCCAGTTCCTGGAAGTTGTGCGCCTACATGTCCTCTTTGAAATCTTACTTTTCCGCCATTATTATATCCGTTATTGATTGCTGTAAGCAGAGGCAGATTTGCTGCAGTTGCCTCTCTATTTACAACAAACTCTCCAGGAGTAAGCATTGCTGGTACAACATCTGAGTTAACATTTGGCCCAGGAACAATGCTTCCATTGCTCATATATACCATGCCACCACTATTTAAGCCCTGCGGCCTTGTAGTTTCAATGCTGTAAGATCCACCTAATGTGCGAGTTCTAGTTGCTCTTCCAACCGCAGACATTACTCTTCTGAATATTCCCTTGCGATACATTCCACGCAGATTTGACTTTCCTCTTGGATCTACTACGGGCTGATCAATAAGCGGAGCCTTAGTTAAATCAATTGTTCTTCCACGAGCAGCTGCATATGCAGTAACCTCTTGACCCAATGATGCCTCTAGCTGTGCATTTACTGCAATTATTTGTGCCTTTGCTTGATCTACTGTAAGTTTTCCAGCCTGTAGTTCTGCAACAATAGCTTTGGACTGTGCTGCAGCATTCATTGTCAATCTTTGAGTTAATGGAAGAATATCATCAAATGTTTGAATAAAATCTGTCGATACTGCACCGCCTGTTGCTATAGTTTTCTTTAAAGCTTCTACTTCTGCCTTGCTCTGCATTCCAAGAGTTGCCATAAGAGCTTGATATCTTGCTTGCTCTTGTGCAACTACACCTGTTGAAATTCCTCCTACAGAAGTTAACCCTTCTATGTCTGGCATTCTTTCTGTCATCAATATTTGTGGAGTTCTACCAATTCTTCTATTTACGGGCTCTGGCTGCAATGTAAATCCAAATATTGTTGCAGGATCATTTGGATTTCTTGGATTAAGATGTGCGGATGCCCTTCCCATTCCACCCAGATAAGGACTTGATGGATCAACTACCCTGCCTCCAGGAACTCCAGGATTTATTACAGTTCCTGCTGCTGTAGTGACTGCTGGATTTACTGGAATAGATACTGCAGAAGCGTTAGCTTTCAATACAGCTAAATCGTCTATAAGGTTATTTAGTGCGGCACTAAGAACACTCGCTGCTCTTGCATCACTATAGAATTGATTTTCCATCATTCCAGCGGCACGTTGTGCTGCTAAAAGTTCTGGAGTTAAAAGTTTAAATCCTTCTGCACCTTTGAATAAAGCTTTTAGGTGTCCAATGCCTTTAATTATATAACCAAAGAAGTTGGCCAAAAGACCAGTCAACATAATAACTGGACCAGCAATTGCAGTAAATCCTGCAAAGGTAGTCAATAAAGTTTTTACTGGCTTTGGTAAATTATTTACAAATTCCATTACCTTTGTAAATAGATTTACTACGTTTGTTGTAATATTTAAGAATTGCTCTCCAACTCCAGCTAGCTCTGCTTTAAGTCCTTCTATTGCTCTACGATATCTACCTGATGCTGATTCTGTTACTGCTGCTAATTCTCGTGCTGCCACCGCTTCCAACTCGCCTGCGCTGGCCTTCATTAAATCTAAAACTTGTAGAGTCTGACTGCCTTGACGGCCTAAGTTTTCAAACAAAGCATTCAAACGTGAGAATTGGAATTTACCAAATAGCTGCTCAATTGCTTGCTGTTTTTGTAATGGGTCAAGCCTATCTAAAGCTCCTTGCAAAGCAAATAAAGTTTTTGTAACATCCCCAGCATTGTCTCTTACAATGCCTAGAAGATCGATTCCAAATCCTTGGAACTTTTCTACAGCAACATCTGTTGGGTTAATTAAAGATGCTAGGGCTGATTTTAGAGCATTCGCTCCTTCTGATGCACTAATTCCACCTTCACGCATTGCTGTAAGATATAACGCAAGATCTTGAACATCTCCGCCCAAACCTTTAATAACTGGACCAGCTTTTGGAATTGCTTCTACTAAGTCATTTAGAGTAGTTGAAGTTTGGTTTTCAACTGCGTTAAGAAAGTTAATTGATCCAGCAAGCTCTTCGGTATTCTGTTTAAATGCTGATTGAATTGCAAGAGTTGCTTTCATAGCCTCTTGACGATCTACTTCACCAAGTACTGCAAGGCGTGTTGTTTCAGAAACTGACGACAACAACTCATTTCCAGTTTTTCCTGTCGCTGCAATATCAGCAGCTAATGCAATTGTTTCCTGGAAATTAACACCCATTCCAGCAGATAATTCTTTTGCTGTTGCTGCTACATCTCGTCTAATTTGAGTTAATTGTTGTGATGTTGCCCCACCTATATCACCATAAACCTTTGAAAGTCTTGTAAGTTCTTGATCTGCAGTTCTAAATGCATCTGCTGCAGCTTTGCCGAATGCTACTAGAGGTAATGTCAAACCTACTGTTAACTGGCGGCCTGCCCATTGCGTATTCTTACCCCAGTTAATTAATTGTACTCCGCCATCTTGAATTACTTTATTCATTATCTGAAGTTCTTGTTTCAGTAATGCCGCCTTATTTTTTGTTGCGTCTAATCCTCTTGGAATATGCACATTAAACTGCATGAGCCCCTGGGCATTTCTGCCTAGAGGCTGCAATACAGCATTTTGTAATTGTACTTGTTGCTTAGCAAGATCTCTGATTAATCCGCCAGAAGTTCTTGCATGATCTTGATATACCCTGAAATAATCTCTTAACTTTAATCTTCCTGAATCAAGATTTTTGCCAAATTTCTCTACATCTGATGTAAGGCTGACGAAATGAGTTGAGAATTGGCCAGTGCTTCTAATAGTTTCCGAAAATGATCGGTTCATCACCGCTATTTGATTAGCAAGCGATTTATTAGTTTGAGCTATTTTTTCTTGAAGTTGAGAAAGGTTGGCTGTAACCTTATGCACATCTGCAATAAGGTTTGAGAAGTCGGCAGTAGCGACTATTCGTGTTACTATTTGCTCGTCAGCCATTTATTCTAAGTATTACTCCTAGAGTATCCCAACCCCATTCCGATTCCGAAACCTTGCTGCTGAGCCATCGCTCCTTGTAAGGAGACAACATCATCTTTAGATGCATTGATGCCTAACGCTTTGTTTCTTACATCTTCGAAGGTTGGACCTTCTTTCCCTTGATTCTCTCTTATGTCGACACCTTGGAGAGAAGCCAAGAATATTCTTTTTTCTTCTTCAGTCTTTTGCATTGCTTTAAAAGTCTCAAGAAGTTCTGGTAGCGAAAGATTTTCTTCTAGTTCGTGGTAATTTTTCCAACTACCTAAAAGAAAAACTTGTCCCTCTAAAGCGGCTAGATCTAGTTCTGACCAGCCAGCACCGCTGCCGCTATTAGGTTTGGGTCTTCGAGTTTAATTCCTCCACATACTTCCAGAATTTTATTAATTGTTGGTATGTCTAGTGCATTCTCTAGATCTTCTTTTGTCTTGACTAAATCGGGAAGTTGCTTTTCTAGGGCAACACCGCATGCCTCGATAAGAATATCTAAAGATTGATTTTCTGACTCTGCATTTTTTGATTTTTCCATAACCGCCATGAACTTACGAAGTTCTGCGATTGATAGGGGCTTAAGTTTTACTGTCTGCCCAGTTTGCAATTGTATTTCTTCTACGTCGTATACTGTAGTAGCCAATTTATCCTCCTTGGATAGTCTTAATCATTATAACAAATAGATTCTACAAATACAAGCAGAAAGCCCCCAAATAAATTGGGGGCCTTCATAATTTCAGTATTAAATTATACTGTCAATACACGGTCAATAATCTTACCGTACTCCTGGCCAGCATAGGCGGTTTCGCCTGATGGTAGAAGACGGAAGGTTACTGGAAATGTAGTTGGTGTATTACGAGCTAGGGTAAACTGTGATTGCTGTACAGATAGAACACGACGTGCATAATATACACGCTCTGCACGTGCTACGTTTTGCGAAGCATTGCTTGTTCCTGAATTCTGTGTGGTTGGTGCTTGACCAACTGCAATAAGCTGACGCTCTGTTGGTGCAATACCAAGAGCACCTGCTGCAATACCAAGGGTATTCTTGTATGATGTTCCTGTACCGCTCTGAATAATTGTGTTATCCTGAGTGATAGCAGAGTTATTAGCTGGATCATCTCCTTGACCGAAAACTACTAGAACGTTTTCTAGAGTTCCTTCGGACATTTCAGTCATGATCATAACCTCCATCGCAGACTTGAACAGCTTAGCTGTATCAAGGAGCTGATCGACGGTTACTGAATCATAAGTTGGGTTATAAGTGATCTGAAGACCATTGTTTGTATAACCAACGTTTCTGTAATAGAAGGTTCCAGAAGATACTGCATTAAGAGTATCTGTATAGGATGTTCCTGTTACAAATGCTGCTGCGTTTGCTGTACCTGGCTCTGAATTTTCGTAAGTTGCATAACCCGAAGTTGTTGAATCAATATTTGAAATGAACAACGGAGAAGCACCGACGAGAATGTTTCTTGCATTACCTGTCAATTGTGCCATATTTATTTCCACCTCCTGTGGTTTTCAAAAATTTTAGTCATCTAGCTGGCTAGGCTCTTTCCTCATTAGTCTAATAATAGAGGAATAAAGGTAAAAAGGCAAACTATACGAATCTGCCTACGCCGTCCACCATTCTGGCATATTTGACCTCAAGGATCACGTCTGCAGACAAGAATCCTTTTAGTTCCTCAGACGGGGCGGTAGGAGACATATCGGCAATATATATGCTGAAAAATTTAAATTTATTTGACAGGCCAGCCCATTTATTTATATCTCTGGCTGACTCATCCATGCGTCGGAATTCATCTGTCATGAAGTTTCTTATTTCATTAATTTCAGAAACATCTGTTGAGTATACAGTGAACAATATCTGTTCGCAGCAGACCATCCAATTTTCTTCATACGATAGGCCTATCTTGTCATATATAATATGCTTCTTGCCGCTCAAAAATTGATTCATTTCAGCCATCTGTTGTACAGGGATAATTGGGACAATCGTTTCCGCAAGATTATCGCTGTAGTATTGATCAGCATCGAATATTTCTAGATCAGTTAACCTGCTCCATAAAAACCTTCTGAGCTCAAGCATTGCGTCCATCTTATAATTAACTGTCATAGGGCACCTCCAAATGCTGCTGTCAATTTAATATCTGCCTGACTACGAACCGTATTTGGGCTAAATGAATAACTAACTCTTTTAATTGAGGACGGCAATTTAAGAGCATTAGTCATTGCTAAATTAAACATTCTTTGAAATCCAGATTTTTTAATAGAAACATTAACTAGATTAGATGTAAAAAATCTCATATGAGTCATTTTAAATGAATTTTTTACACTGGCTCCTCCAGGCCTTCTAACGGTCACAGAGGCCCCTTTAGGCATAAATACTGTATAACCATTGGTATCGAATACAAGGCGCTCTGCGTGGCGTGGAGCAATTTTAAGAGGCATTCCAGCTTCCATCACAGAAGCTTTTTCTACAAATACGTGTCTGCGCCTTCCTTGACCTTTTGCAAATGTTTTAGATGGTAAAAAATTATAACTAACTTGAAATGATAATCCTGTTGAATCTATTTTATTTAATTTAAATAAGCGTCCAGATTTAACTCCAGTCTGCTTCCACTCATAAACATGGTGTAGTGATTTTGGCTTTACTCTAGCTTGTGAGTCTACATATTCTCCAAAATCCTTATCTATTTGATTAAATATAACTTCTTTAAATTTATTTTTAAATGCAGCATTTTCTGTCAACTTAGCTATTACATGTGCATTGTAATATACATAGGCTGATATTTGAGCTACCATGCTATCCTTTAATACTTCGCCTTTTGATCCCGCCATCAATTTTTCTAGACCGCTGGCAGCCTGAACTAGCATAACATTAGAGTCCAATTTCTTGATTCTCCGATCTCTTCATAGCCGTGTTATATCCAACCACTCTTCCGAATGGATCTGTTATTGGAGTTGTGCCAACTACTTCAAAAACGGTTGGAGTCTCTGTTGGGAAATTTATTTCTGTCCAAATGCATATACCTTCTGCATTTCTTATATTTGTTACTTTTTCTCTAGCTGTCAAACGATCAGAAGTTCTTACTTGTATCATCTGATCATTTTGGTACTTATTGCTAAATACCTGCTTGTCGCTAGATCTAGTAGTAGCAGAGTTGCTTATTACTCCTTTGGCATGACAATCTATAGTTTTATAATATGTCCACGATTTACGTAATGCCCCAGTATTGACGTCTTGAACGTCTAGCTGTCTATATATATCCATCTTCATGGATAGTACGGCATTGATAACCGAAGACATTAGATTATCGAGGCTTTATTTACAACAAAGTCTGACAATAGACGGTCTGCGTAAGCATTGCCTGTTCCCACAAATACTTCTGAGTTATATTCAAACTGCCAGTCAAATGTTTGAATATTTTGTATATATTGATTTTTCCAAGTACTATCTTTTGAGAAAAAGTCTTTCATCAATTCTATCGCCGCAAGCTCTACTTCGTCTGGAATCTTTTTCCATCCAAATTTGCCTTGGACTTCATACATTACGCCGTTTCTAAATACTCCATTGCCGTCATGAATAGATGGTGGAATCATTCCATTTGCAACATATACTGTATTGTCTAGCATGTTGGCACGATTGATTCTAATTCCAAAACCTGTTTCAGATATTTGAACATCGTATCCCCAATTATTTACAACTGGATTAACAGTATTATCAATCAATAAAATATCATTTATATATAGTTTATGGAGAGTTTGGATTCTATCTGGCAACGTCAATGTGTCAGAATCTGAACCCATTATTCTTAAAACATCATTATATAAATAAAATGCTTGTCCTGTAAATTCTTCTATACGTTTACGTGCATATCTTTCTGCTGAAGCTAATTCTTTATATGATTTATATCCTGGATCTGATGGGTCAGTACTGAATCCCATTGAATTGCCTGCTTGATACAAATCTGCATATGGTGTTATGATAAATACATCATGTTCATAAGAAACTGCATTTGACTCAACGTTATATTGCCAAATTAATCTTAAGGTTGCTCTTGATGATGTATATAGCAATGGTATATAAACTGCATATGAGCCAGTATTTGTTTCATCTTTTTCTGCCGTAAGAGTTGTTAATAGTAAAGATAATCCAGGATCTTCTTCCTCTGGATTATCTGTAATATCATAAACTTTTACAGTAGGCAAAGAGTCTGCATCCACCACATTGCCTTTCCAAAAAACTTGGTGGTAAACAGGTGAATATGTATTTTTTAATACCTCTGCCATTTTATTGGCTTAGCTGTAGAACTCCTGCACTTCTGCTGGAGTAGCCATAACAAAGCCTTCCTCCTTATCAAAAATTGCTTGGGCTGTATCTTTGTCCATAGCAACGAATGGGTGTTCTTTTGTAAAGCGATGCCCTCTTGTTTCATAACTAAAATTTGGACGAATCATTTTAACAAGAACCATGTCTTCTTTATTTACTACCTTTGGTGCCGCCTTTGGTAATGTTTCGTTCATCTGCTTTTCTTCTTCCTCTATACCCTTGGCCTTACTATAAATGGCCCAAGTAACGCCCTCTTCTGCGAGAGCAGCAATTATATCCTTTTTACCTTTTTGATCTGTAATATCGACTGCAAAATCTTCAGCTATTTGCTTTAGCTCTGCAATTTTTAATGTATCAAATGACATTAATTTCTCCTTTTGTAGGTCATTTAATTATAGCATTAGTCAATTAAAAGGAAAAGCCCCCAAATTAATGGGGGCC